GCTATCCGGGGTGGATGTGTCCGAGACACCGGAGAGGATGCAGGCGTGAAGCTGCACACCGTCATGGTCACGTACAACCGGCTGGAGTCCACAAAACAGTCAATCGCGTCCTACCTCGAAACGGTGACGGTGCCGTACTCACTGGTGATCGTGGACAACTTCTCAACCGACGGCACCCGCGAATGGCTTACCGGGCTCATGCATGGCGGGATCTTCGGAGTTATGCGTCTTCAGGACAATATGTACCCCGGCTACGCGGTCAACAGAGGCTGGGAACATGCTCCCGACGACGCCGACTTCCTTCAACGCGCCGATAACGACTGGACGTTCCTGCCCGGCTGGTGCGACCAAGTCCAACGTGCGTTCAAAGACCCGAAGGTCGGCCAGGTCGGATTACGCACCCAACGCGAAGAACCGGTCATCTACAACGTCGGCGGCAACAACGTCATCCGCCGCGAACTCTGGGACAACGGGTTGCGCTACGACGAGCGTCCGTGGACGGAACTGCCGGCCGGGCATTCGGAGGACACGTACATGAGCCCTGCTGTGGTGGCGATGGGCTACAAGTGGATCAGGGTGCGGCAGCCGTGCATCGTCGGAAACAGCGTCGAGTCACGCGATGACCCGTACTACCAGAGGTCGTATGCGGACAGACGGATCTACGGGTTCTCATGAGGACGACTCCGCTCGTCGACGCATGGAACGCGCCGTCAAGGCTTGTGGACGAACGGGAGTTCACTCCGTGGGCCGAAGATGGATGGGATGCGTGGAACGGCCACAGCCCCGAGATGCAGGTTGTCGGGTTCGTCTGCGCTCTCATCGGAATGATGCGCCCGCATCTGATCCTCGAGACGGGCGTGGGGCAGGGCTACATGACCAGATACATCGCAGAGATGCTGGATGCCCCTCAGCTGTTGATTGCCTACGAATCTGATGATGATTGGCGGGCAGCACTGTGGCCGCTGCCATTCTGGCCCGCCACACGGGGGGCGGCACAGTTGTCACACAACCGTACGCCGCTAGAGGGTGACATCGCCAGCGCCGACCTATGCATCTTCGATAGCGACTTCGAGGTCAGGTTCACCGAAGTCCAGCGGTGGCACGACTTCGCCAAGCCAGGAACGGTCGCTCTGATCCACGACACCGCCGACCAACCGGGAACCATTCACCAGTCGTTGCGTGAATTGATCGGTGATCTGGGTATGACCGGTGTGTTCCTGAAAAACCCGCGCGGCTGCTTCATGGCAATCCAACGCTAGGAGGACTGATGGGACGCAAACGAGCAGAGCCCGCCAAAGCGAAAGCGGCGGCCAAGACAGCACCGGAACTCAAGTACGAGGAAGGCTACTGGTACATCATCGACGGCACCAAACGCATCAACGTGGGACGCAACGAACGGTACGCCACCAGAATGCTGGAGGAGCTGACGAAATGAGGAAACTGGCCCTCTTCGCAGTCGGGGGGCTGCTCATCTTCGCAACCGCAGGCGCGTCCGCAGACACGTTCGCCGTGACCCTGGTGTCACAGACCAGCAACACCATCACGCTTGGCTGGACACCCCAGCCCGGCTACGGATACCTGTTCTCAGCCAACGGACAGCTGGTGTCCCGGACGAACGACGCGTCCCGTTCGACAGTCAGGTTCACGAAAGCCAACACGTACGACATCGATGTGCTCGTGAAGGGCGCGAACGGCCACTACCCCACCACGCCACCGCCAACGGCGGACACGACACCACCGACCGTGTCGATGACCGCCCCTGCCAACGCGACCACGGTGAGCGGCAACATCAACGTGTCGGCCAGCGCAACAGACAACGTTGCTGTCACACGGGTCGATTTCTTCCGTGACGGCAACCAGCTCGCGTCTGACAGCACATCACCGTTCGGGATCAGTTTCGACACGGCGACGGTGGCGAACGGGGCACACACGTTTGGCGCGCGGGCCTATGACGCGGCAGGGAACGTCGGTCTTGCACCCCAGGTTTCCGTGACCGTCAATAACGTGGCGCCACCATCGGTCGCAGCGTGTTCGGACGGGATCGACAACGACAACGATGCGCTGATCGACTACCCGAACGACCCTGGCTGCACATCGGCCAGCGACACCGACGAAACAAACGTGGTTCCGCCACCGTCCGGTGGGAGCCTGTTGTGGGCGCCGCCGGCGCTGTCGAACCCGACCACGATCAACGTCACCAACTCAAGCCATTCGTTCTCGCTGAACAACAGCCAGGACTACATCGTCAAGATGCCGTCCACGCCTCTCACCGTCACAGGCGGACTGGAGCTGATCGGCGGACACAACATCGTGATCGTCGGTGGCGAGATCAACCGTCCCACCGCCGTCAACGACGTCGCCGGCTCATACGGCATCTCGCTGTACCGGCAGACCGGCACCGTCCACCTGGAAGGCTTGTGGATTCACGGTGTTGGTATCGGCCAGGCTGTCCTGATCGCCCACACAGACCAGACAAGCGCCAACTCGGTCATCCAGATCGAAAACAGCCGCATGGAGTCGCTGCACACGGTAGGCACCATCCACACGGACACGATCCAATCCTATGGTGGCCCAGCACAGCTAAGGCTGTATCAGAACACGATGATCTCGAACGGCGTTGTGATTCAGACACAGCCTTGTGATGTTGGCAACGGGCCTGCCCCGCACAACTGGGACTACCGCAAGCTCGACCTGATCCAGCAGACACCCGACGCGTACGGGCTGTGGAAGAACTGCACGGCGTGGTCGGAGTACCACGAGGACATCTGGTACCACTTCGACCCGAACGGAGTTGCGGCAGGCTCCAACCAGGCGTGGGCCGAAGGAAACTGCTGGCCCTGCTGGAATCCCGGTGGGACATGGCCGATCACCGGTGAAACGATGCATCTTGGGTACAGGCCCGGCGGCCAGGTCGTGCCCCAAGGGGCTGTCGGGATCGGCTACGTGTCTCCGGGATACCAGTAGATGCCTAGTCCGTGGGAGGGTGTTCTTCTGGCGTTGGCGGCGTGGCGTGTCTGGCACCTGCTGGCAGAAGACACCCTCCTAGACCGGCCCCGCCGTTACGTGACAAGGTTGGGGGACTGGCAGGAGGAAGGCGACCCGGTACCAGACAACCACAGGTTCGGGCTGCGCGAGTTCATCGAATGCCCGTTCTGCTTGGGCTTCTGGGTGGCACTCGCGTGGGTGGCCGCGTTCGCCGTCTGGGACACCGGAACGCTGTGGGTGGCGCTGCCGTTCGCGGCCAACGCCGTGGTTGTCGGCCTCAATCATTGGCTAACGTCCGAGTGACGTGTCTACACTGCGACTCGTCATTTGAGAGGAGGCAACATGTGCGGATGCCGCAAGACGCCAAGGCAGCCGAAGCCGAAGCAGTAAACGTTGTCAGGGCCGGCTAGGCAACGCATCAGAGGCAGATCGCTCACCGCTTCGGCCGTAAGGTTCGGGCCAACCGAGTCTGCCTACCAACGACGGCTGTCGCAGCCGTGGCAACTGCGTTCCCTCAGTTACTACGACACGATCGGCGAGATCAACTTCACCTCCAAGTTTCTCGCGCGACAAATATCGCGTGTCCGGTTTTTCCCTGCGCGCCGCAACCCTGACGGCACCAGCGAACCGATAGACGGCGGGCTGCCCGTCGAGGTGCTGTCCCAGATCCAAGATCCCGGCGGTGGCACCACCCAGGTGCAGTACGACTACGGACGCCTGATGTTCATCACCGGCGAGGGCGCCCTGTTCGCCTACGACGAGGGCCGCCGCTGGAAGTTCCTGTGGAAAGACGAAGTCAAGAAGCTGCCGGACGGCCGCTGGGTCCGGATCGACTGGGACAGCAAACCCACCGACGAGGTCGGGATCGCGTACAGGTTGTGGGCTCCGCACCCACGGTGGTCGGACATGGCGGACGCACCGATGCGCGCCGTCCAGGACATCTGCGAAGAACTCCTCCTGCTCACGCTCGCCGTTCGTTCGACAGCGCTGACGAGGTTGACGAACGGCATTTTTGTGATTCCGCAGGAGATCAGCCCCGCCCCCCTCACCGACGGCCTCGACGAGGACCCGCAACAAAACCCGTTCCTCAGCGACTGGATGGAACATGTTTCCAACCAGATCGAAAACCCCGGCAGCGCGTCGGCCAGGGTGCCGTTCCTGTTCGAAGGGTCCTACGAGTACTTGGACAAGGTGCAGTGGCTGAAAACACATGATCCGGCCACCGACTACATGGAGAAAGACCTCCGCGACGAATGCATCAAACGCCTCGCCCTCTCGCTTGACATGAGCCCGGAGGACCTGTTGGGCTACACGAACGCGAACCACTGGACCGGCAGACAGGTCCAGCTCGACCGGTGGCGCATGTTCGGGTTCAACAAAGCCGAGCTGTGGGCAGGATCCATAGCCGACGCCTACCTCCGCCCCGTGCTCAGGGACATGAACTATCCGGACTGGCAGGACGTGATCATCGGCTTCGACGACAGCCAGGTCGTCATCTCGCCCGACCGAACCGAGGACGCTTTGAAGGCGAACGCGGCCGGACTGTTGAGCGGCGAAGCAACGAGGATGGCGCTCGGCTGGTCGGAGAAGGACGCGATGGAAGGCGAGGAGAAAGACGAATGGCTCGCCATCAAGCTCCGCGATCCGGGGCTGCTCGAGGGCGGCGACCCGACCGGTCTGGCACCGCCGGCGCGCGGGCCGATGCCTAGCCCGGACCTGAACGGAAACCCGTTGGACGGCCCTCCATCACCAGGAACGAACAGTGGTGTGTCGCGCCAGGAGTCCAGGACAGCCTCGGCACGTGTGTTGGGCGCCGCTGAACTGGCACTACTTCGGTGCCGCGAACTCGCGGGCGTAAGACTGAGGTTCAAATGCCCTGATTGCGCTGCGGGGTTCCCGGCGTCGATGGTCGCGTCGTTGCTCGGCGAGGAGAACGCCCCGGATCCGGTGAAGCTGGTCAGGGCAGGTACCGACGTGTTCCAGGAGATGCTGGTCATGAACGGCATCAGCCAGAACCAGGCCGCAGCGTTGGGGCAGCAGCTTGAGGTGTACGCGGCCCGCACCCTGTACGAGCCGAAATGTCCCGAGCTGCCGTCCGGCTTCGTTGCCGCCGTGAACAAAGCACAGGAGGTGAGCCATGAGCTCGCTAGCACCGCTTAAGCCGCCGCGCTCCTGGTTCGACACCCCAGAAGCGGACCACCCGACCCCGCTGACGTTCACGGCGGACGGACAGGTGTACGGACATCTCGCGCTGTATGAAACCTGCCATTCCGGGTTCCAGGGCGGCGCGTTCTCGGAGTGTGTGCAGGCGCCACGGTCACCTTCGGGCTACCAGATGTTTCATCTCGGACAGTTGGAGACAGACGATGGCACAGTCGCGATCGGAAAACTTACTTACGGTACGGGTCATGCCCCCCTATCTGCCGGGCTACAAGCCGCCTCGGCCCATTACGATGACACGGGCTCAGTGGGAGCTTTCGTCCGTGCCACGGATGGCCGTCACGGAATCTGGCTTGCGGGTTCCGTACGCTCCGACCTCACCCCCGAAGGACTCCGAGACATGCGAGCCAACCCCCCATCCGGGGACTGGCGAGCACTGAACCACCAGCTCGAGCTTGTCGCCGCCCTCAGTGTTGTCGTGCCCGGCTTCCCGATCCCACGCTCCCAACTAGCCCTGTCCGCTAGCGCAGGCATCAGCGCCCTGATCCTTCCCGGCGTACAGGAAGACGACATCGTCGAGCCCCGCTCCCGAGACTTCCTCAGGCGGCGCCAGTCTTTGTCGACGGCGCTGACCGCGGCTGTGCTCACCACCAAGAAACGCGACAGCCTGCCGGACAGCGCGTTCGCGCTCCCAGGGCGGCGCTACCCGATCCACGACCGGGCACACGCAGCCAACGCGTTGGCGAGGGTGGCTCAAAACGGCACCACGTCCGAGAAGGCCCGAGTGAAAGCAGCGGTGTGCCGGAAGTTCCCGGACATGGAAGCCTGCACGTAAGGGTCCAACACCACCCCTCAAGGAGTACACTCCTTCCGAGGCTGCTCCACCGCCTGTACCCCCTCCCCCTTGAGGTGGTGGAGCACGCCTCTGTTCTCCCAGATCCGTGGGGTGGCTACCGCCGCTGCCTCACGGATCCCCCTGACTGCACCCATCTGCTGATCATCCAGGACGACGCGATCCCCGTCCCCGGATTCGCCGACGTGCTCCCACAGATCGCCCAGAACGACCCTGTGTGCTTGTGGATCAGCAACTCCCCCGCGAACGCCGCCGGACGAGCACGACGCGCCCACGGCAAACAACCATACGTCCCGCTCGGACCGGCGCCGTTCGTTCCGTTAGTGGCGGTGCTGTGGCCCCGCCAGGCAGCGATTGATTTTCTGGAATGGTCAGAAACGGCCTCCCAGATCACCCGTGCCGATGACGGCAACGCCGGCCGGTGGATGCGGCAAACCAGAAGACAGTTCATGGTGTGTGTCCCGTCGATCGTCGAACACGACGACTGCGTGCCTTCGGTGAAGGGCGGACGTCCGGAATC